TAAAAGATTCGCACTGAAGAGATATCTAGGACTGAGCGAAGAGGAAATGGCAAGGAATGCTGAACTATGGGCAGAAGAGAACAACGTGCCACAGAAGAAACAATCTAAATCAAACGAATTGAGGAGTGGTGGGGTGACACAGTCAGGCATATCAAGTGACCTAGACCAGTTCGAGGAACCAACTGCGGACGCGGAAGCACCAGAACCAGGTGCACTACAACCAGGACAGCCGGGACAGACCCCAGGCGGCCAGACACCGGGCGGAACCGGTGGCGGTGGACAGGTATAAGGATTAAATACGTTTATGAAACTGAATGAATTTTTCACATATGGCGAAAATGGCTTCGAACAGGACAAGACCTACGAACCAGAGCATGACATCTCAATCCTAGATGCAGAAGACACTAGGAAAACGAGACTGACACTCAAACAAATCAATTCCATGAGGCAGGCCTCAGAGGCACACGACGAACAACAAAAAGTAGAAGCAGTGTTCACACAGAAGATGTACGGACAACCTGCAGGAACAGACGATCTAGCATTATAACATGGCGGAAGTAGCTTTCGTACTAGGCAACGGTCAATCACGTAAGGGAATCGACCTCAACAATCTCAAGGAAAAAGGCACTGTTTTCGCCTGCAACGCCGTTTATAGGACACACCAACCACACTGGCTAGTGGCAGTGGATCCCAAGATGATGCTGGAAATAGCAGAGACGGATTATGTGGTGCATAATAAAGTGTACTCCAACTACAATAGACAATACGAGAAGCATCAGAAATTGCTAGACCATGTGACGTGGTCCAAGCCCAGCCTAGGTTGGTCGAGCGGACCGACTGCACTGAGATTGGCCTGTGAACAGGGATTCAAGGAGATATACACACTGGGTTTCGACTACCAGGGCCTGGCAGTGGATTCCAACAAGAACAGATTCCATCTCAACAACATATACGGTGACACACGCAACTACAAGAGAAGCAATGAACAGGCCACGTTCTTTGGCAACTGGATGAACCAGACCAAGAAGTGCCTGCAGGACTTCAAGGATGTGCGATTCCACAGGGTGATACCCACGGGATGGTACCAACCCAAGGGTCTGGAGTGGAAGGACAACATAGATCACCCCAGCACAGACGAATTCCTCGAAAAGTTTAATCTTACACGTTAAATCCACAATATTCCTGGTAAATATCCGTACAGACTGGTATGTATAAAGGTCCAGTGGATCTCCAAAAAATATTCACTGCATTGTATAAAGGTATCAAAGTAACAATTATGTTATAACAGTCATAACCCATATAAAGGAGAAAAAATATGGCAACAAGAAAAATAACTGCTAAAGTTATCGCTCAAGCTAGAGCTTCACACACAGGTAGAGACGGAGATTTACTCTTCGATGATTCAACTAATGAATTCTTTATCTCGGATGGAACTACGGCTGGTGGTGTAGCTTTATCGTTAGACACGGTAAACTTCAAGACAATAAGAAACGTTGTAAACGTAACAGCGGCAACGGCGGCGCCAACAGTGGAACAATCGGGTTCGATCTTCACTATGAACAGAGCAGGTGGAATTACTGTTACACTTCCAGCGGCGGCGGCAGGCTTGTCGTACTCGTTCCACATTGGAACTACGTTCACAGGCTCTTTCATTATTAATGGTGCTGTAGCGGCAGACACACTTCAAGGTGTACTTACAATGGTGGACAAAGACATCACTGTTAATGACCTTGACGATACTGTTGAGAACTGCGGTTTTTCAAAACCAGCGGCGGCTGATCACCAAATCGTAATGGATGCAGATACAAAAGGAAGATTCTTTGGAACAATGATAAACTACGTTTGTATCACTGATTCTAAATGGTTAGTATCTGGTGCTACCATCGGTGATGGTGCAGTGGTTACTCCCTTTACTTAGGCCAACTCCGGATGATATACGAGAGTATATCAGGATTGGACTACGTTCAATATTCAAAAGCGGTGTCTGTTTATTCAGGCATCGCTTTTGGTGTTTATAAATAATTGTATGCAAAAAATAAACACCTGGAAATGGGACGAAATGCGTTACGTTGTGGACACAGTGGAATGTTCCGGTGGACTGGACGGTAAACCAGAACACAAAACCTTGAACTTGACGTTGGGATCGGTTGATATATTTTTGGTATGTCCTACCTGTCGTACCCTCTATGCCAGCAAGGAACGTATGGGTAGCAGGCATGTGCAGGGGCGAATAGCACTGGCCAAAACACAACTGGAGAAAAATCTTCGGCCTCATCCAGATGAAAAAGAAAATATTCTTAAGAGATTTTGCTCAACCATTAAGAAATACATCAGTTTCTAGTTTAAAAATTAAATTAAACCACCTTTCAGCACCGTTTTCTCACCTTTACAGTAAATACAAACACTTATAAGTACAAATCTTACGTTAACCTAGGAGCACGTGTAAAATGTCAAACAACAAATTTGAAAGTTTATTAGAATTACTGATAAACGAAGAAAACGATAAAGCAGAAGCTTTATTCCATGAAATCGTAGTAGAGAAGTCAAGAGACATCTATGAAAATTTAGCAGACGAGTCTACAGAAGACAAAGTAGATGAAACTCAAGAAGATTCAAAAGAAGACGCTAAAGTTGATGAAACTACTGAAGAGTCTAAAGACGAAGCAGTGAAAGAAACATCAGACGAAGCTAAAGCAGACAAACAAGTTGATGAAGTAGTAGAAATTGAAGACGAAGCTACAGAATCAGAGACTACTGAAGAAGAAACTATCGAAGAAGTTGGCGGAGACGCTACTGACGAGCTAGTTAAAGACATCTCAGCAGACCAAGAAGGCGAACACGATGCAATGGACAAACCAGAAATGGGTGCGGACATGGACATGGACAAAGACGCTGAAGGCGATGCAGAAGGCGATGTTGAAGACAGAGTAGTTGATTTAGAAGATGCTTTAGACGAACTAAAAGCAGAATTCGAAGCAATGATGGGTAACAAAGACGGTGAAGACAAAGAAGAAGAATCTTTAGACATGCCAGCTGTTGAAACTCAACCAGAAATGTCTTATGAAGGCAAGAAAGACATGATGGCAGGCAAGAAAATGGATAAGAAAGACATGAAAGAGTACAAACTTCCAGTGAAAGCCGATCATTCAGATCATTCAGACAAAGCGGCAAAAGGCGCAGTACCAACAGTAGGCGGAGCAAAAGTTAAAACAGGCGCAAGCGGTTCTAACATGACTCAAGCACAAGCTGACAGTGGTAGTGCAGGTGCATCGACTTCCATTAATGGATCGTCAAAACCTACAGCTATGCATGGTGATTTTGAAAACACAACTGGAAAAGCTAGAAGTACCTCTTATAAAAAGGTAGTAAAGCCAGTTACAGCTGACGGATCAGAAAAATCTGCAAAATCTACAATCTCAGGCAAGTAATTGCTAGAGACTGTCGATAACAAGGAGGTCATCGGATGTCATCACTATATCTAAGAGAGAATCTAACTTTTAACGAAGCCAGATTACAGATCTTACACGAGAACGAAGGTAAGGATTTGTACATGAAAGGTATCTGTATTCAAGGTGGGATTAAAAATGCTAATCAGAGAACGTATCCAGTGCAGGAAATTGCGAAAGCAACCAAGACACTGAACGATCAGATTACATCAGGATACTCTGTGTTAGGTGAAGTGGACCACCCAGATGATTTAAAGATTAATTTGGACCGTGTATCACACATGATTACAGAAATGTGGATGGACGGACCGAATGGATACGGTAAGATGAAAATTTTACCAACACCAATGGGCCAACTTGTCAAAACTATGTTGGAATCAGGTGTGAAACTAGGCGTATCAAGTAGAGGATCTGGAAACATGTCCGAGTACGGAAACGGTGAAGTTTCAGACTTTGAGATCATCACAGTAGATGTTGTAGCCCAACCTTCGGCACCAGGTGCTTACCCCACACCAATTTACGAACACCTAATGAATACAAAGGGTGGTAACATGGCAAAGGGTTTGGCGGCTGAAGTTAGAAATGATGCAAAAGCACAGAAGTTCCTCAAAGAGGCGTTAACAAACATAATAAAGGACCTAAA